TATTTAACAGCTTACCAAGGATGTTGCCTTCGTCTTTTAGGCTTGGAAATACAGACGATCCCAACTCGCCAATTCCCATTAGGTCTTCTTTAAACACACGTTGCGGTATGGTTTTAACAGGGTCTATGCCGCGACCCGCAACACTTTTAGCCATACCACCCATTGCGTCCATAGTATCAAGTGATGGCGAACTACGTGCAGCAGTTTTAGAGGCTTGCCTAGCCATATCAGCTATATTCGCTTTATCTAGTGCTGCTTCAGACGCCATAGACGGTCCACCACTCGCGCCACCAAACAAATTAGCTATGGATGTACCCTTACCCATATAGCCGCCTATGCCTTCGCCTAGAATGCCACCGATCAAAGCCTCGCGCAGCCCAGCCTTCTTACCTTGCAGCTTGCGAATTGCCAAAGAAGTCAACGCGCCTTTGACAGCGTTACTGCCAAGAGCCGTTGCAGCAAGAGAAGCCAACTGCGGCAAGAAAAACTCTGGCTGACCTGTGTTCGGGTTTATACTATTCTGCGGTGTACCAACCATATAGCGTCTAGGGTCAACGCCTTCTGACCTAATTGCAGATGCAATGCCTTGCGCCATCTGAGGATTGTTCTGCATAACCTGACGCGGCACAACCATTTCGCCGGGAGCCACATGCGCCATGCGTGTATCGCCGTATCTGCCCATGTTCTGCATGCTGTTCATCATGTCGTAACCTCAGTTGTTTGCTTTTCTAGCATACAAACCCGAACATTTGTAGGGGTTATTGTTTTTTTTAAAAAAACTAAATTGTTCGGGTTAGTAAACATTTTTAGGAACCTGATTTAGATATTTTGGCACACAGTAAGCAACAACCCTATCTTCTACTTCTATTCCGTGCGTACTGTACCTTTTAACGACTTCACTTGCCACCTTGTTACAGAAATCAACACGGTGGAAATACATATCTTCACTCAGCAAAGTTCGGTCATCCCCATAGCCCAGATAGACCATAAGAACGAATACGTGCATGTCACAGCATCAACTCAAAGTGTGGCGCGTCAATGAACGGCCTGCGACCCTGTGAGCGCCTTATGTCTATGTAGCTGTTCATAGCATTCTCTGCGCTACCTTCCCACGCTCCAAGGTCATCTATCGTCCACGCAGCGCCCCAACGCAGCTTTGCTCCCACAGCCTCTGCGCCTTCTTTCATGGCGTCTGCAATTTCATCATATAGGTTGAGTTCCCATCTGCCACCATCGCAGTAAGCCATAAGATCAACAGCGTTACCGTCTATGTGTTTTGACTTCATGGTTTGCGAAGCCCCTTTTGCAACTAAAGCACGTTGTTCGTCTATTGTTCTCAACCCACAGATTACTGAAAAGTCTTGTTTCGTAACGCCAATAGCGTATTTTACAATGCCGATTAGTCTTTCATCTACGCCTTCCAGCCTAGACAGACTTCGTTTGCTTAACTTGTAGCCCATAGTTATTTCCCCGCATATTTACTGATTGCCCGATTGCCAAACCAGAAAGCTAACACTGCGCTCATTAATCCAGCCGTTTCTGTATCCCACATAAGTTCAACCGCTTGCATCCAATCACCGCCAGCTTGCGTGACTTTGACCATAATCACGACTTTTGTGGCAATGAATAAAGCAAAAAACATATAAGTGATAACGGGCCGAACGGACCCACGCAAGGCGTTGATAAAACTTCCAGCGTCGATAGAACTGTCATGTAAATACAACCCTTTCGTTTCTTCAATGTCAGCTTGTTTATCCAACTCAACCAGCTTCATCTCAGAACGTTTTTGCGCTAGTTCTGTTTCAAGGTGCATCATTTCCATGCGGTGCTTTTGCGCTTGGTTTGCCTTGAAGTAATTTAGAACCTCTGGCAGAAATGAACTGCCAAATCCTAATAAGCTACCTAATAGTGTTATCATTTCTCTGACCCCAACCATACGGCAAATGCGCCTGTCATTGCGCCTGTGACAACAGAAATTAGACTTGCCTGTTGTGTAGACAAATCAGGTTGTGTAAGCGCCCACTCAATGCACCGAACATAAACTATCGTCATGGTGAACATCATAAAACGCGGTAAAATTTTGTATTCTAGTATTTTCTCAAAAGCGTTTGTCATTCAAAGCCCCCTTGCAAGCCTTCCATTATTTCCTTAACAGTCGGACGCCGCTTAGTATCGGGTGAGTATCGGCATTGAAACTGTCTTGGACATTCCTTAAAACTAAAACTCGGATAGTGATAACCTATCGTATTGTTTGGTCCTTTGTAAATACAAACCATTTCATCCTGTATTTTAGTGCGTTTAGCCAACTGGCAAGTTACAAAATCAGGACTAGCTAAACCAGCTACAATTGCAGATGCAATTAACATCATGTATCTACCCCAACTTTACGACAAGTGAATTGCCCTGAAGCGGGTATTCCTGACATCATTATTATGTTTTCTACAACAGAACTGCCTTTTTGCATACCTTCAATTAAACATTCGCTTTTTGTTTCAAAGCGTTGATTGTTTTCCAACATAAATGAATCGCCGTTTATAAAAACAATAAGAAAATATAGAACCCAGCTATCCATTACTGGGTGGCTAGTACAATTAAATACATGCCGCCACCAAGAACACTAATTATACCCAAAGACAGTCCAGCTATAGCTGCATTATTTGCCAGTTGGCGTTTAGCTTCCATAGCTGCATATATGGTATCTTCCCGTTCTTTTCGTATTTGTCTACGCATACCTAGCATTTCGTCGTAAGTGCCTAATCCAAAACGATAATCTAGCATAAATTTAATTTCTTTTTCTTTTTCAATTAATGTTTTTTTGCGGACAATAATGTCCATTGCTTCCTTTTCTATATTTTCAGTACCATGTGTTTTTTTGTCTAGCCAAGTAGGGTTTTTACGTTGGGACTCAGCGCGTGTAATATCTGCGACTGCGCCGTACCACATTCCTAACTGCTTGCTAACGTCCTGCATTTCACGGCCTGCGCCGACCAACATCTTTACGCCTTTAAAGGCTGCGTTAGCTGCGGCAAATGCTGTTACAGGGTCTATCATGGACGCACACTTATCCTAGATCATGTCGTTACCGTAACTGAGCCTACAGAGCCTGTCACCGAAAAACTAGCTACGAATGGTTTAGAAGCAACTGGAATCCTTAAAACACCGTCAACAACAAAAATAGAACCCTCTTCTAAACCAGAATCATTGCTTGGCAATTCGGTTAAAACTAAAGTAGTGTGTCTACCCTCTCCGGGGTTTTGCATTTGATCCAAGTAAACCGAAAAAGAACGAATAACTTCATTGAAGTAATTAAGATCATATTCCTGCGGCGGAATGGGAAAAAATGGGCGAACTAAATTCCTAGACATTACCGCCTACCGTCAGGTCTAACTTCAACTCTGGGTGTACCTAATCGCCAAGCGGTTTCTGTTCCAGTGTTTTCTATTTTTAAATTAAACGATCTTCCACGTAAGCGCGTTCTAATTTCTTTAGTAAACTGCTCAACAGGAACAGAAGAAGTTTTGTCTACGGAGTTAGCATCTGTGTGCAAGTAGTTGCCACCCGGAAAGTTTCTAACCCCTAGTGTAAAGGTGACTGCGGGATTAGTTGTTGTAGAATCTCGGAAAGTTATGTCAGGAATAATTCTGGACAAAAACGCAAACTGGTCCCCATCACCTAAATCTATCTGGCTACTTTCTATATGAGCTAATAAAGCTGTTGCTGGTGCAGTGCTGCCATCATCAAAACCGCTTTCATGCTCATAAAGATAGTGGTCAGGACTTGCGGCTATAGGTAGCTCATCAACGCCACGATCTACCCAGCAAGTGCGGCTTAGATTGCCATAATACCATACTTGCTGCTCATAGTTAAACACAACATAACGATCATTTTCTTCGCTGCTTTTAGAGGGGTAAAACCACCATATTTCTGAAAAAGCCGTGTTGGTTGCCGCAGACACTTTTTCTATTTGGTTTTCATTAAAGTCAGAAAAAACATAATCTCTGACAGTGCAGGGAAGCCTCTTTACCGCACCTGCGTAAACATAAAACTCTTTTCTTCCCATCCAAAAAACGCTGTCATTAACTGCTACGGCGCATAAAGGGCCAGCGGTAGTGATGTTTTCTGAAACTGTGTTAATACCAAACGTAAACGGCGGTCCAAGAAACTGCATGGCATGTAGCGATACGTCTGTAAATACTAGAACCTGTTGTCTGGTTTCAACAGCGGTTATAATTTCTGAACCCGCGCCAATTCTTAAATCACCCGCAGTGTTAGTAATAGTAGCCGCCCAATCAGTCAGGCTTTCTTGACTGCTAAAACGAATAAGCAAGGGGTCTTGTGTTCCAATGTCTGTTTCAGGATCACAGCCAAAAGCTATAATATGTCTATCTTTGTCTGAAACAAGTACTTGCTTGGCTATAGTAGGGGTTCTGTTTGCGTTTGTTAGACCAGAAAGCAAAACAGCGGGGTTGTTTAGTCCTGAAGATTTATTCCAATAATAAATACCCCCGTCACGAACATTTATTAACAAATCTTCACCAAAATTGTCATGGCTCCAAATTCTTAAAGTAGCGCCAGAAACCGTTAAGTCTGAAGCAGAACCCCACGTACCACGGCTCCACGTACCCGCTCCCCAACCAGTGCCTTGAACGGTAGTGTCTAATCCAGTGTTAATTTGATACGCACCTACAGCAGAACCGCCACCGTTACTGCTGTCGCTAGTGTTAGCAAATACAAAGGTAGGGTTTAGACCAGAAGTTGTCGTGATACTTGAAATAGAAGAAACTGTTCTGGCTTTAATTTGAAAGACAGTAGAAGAAACAATTTTATCAACTTGGTACTCTTGGTTAAGCACCGCTGCGGTAATTACCCCACCAAGAGATGCCGCTCCTGAAAAGGTAACAAAGTCATTTTCTACTGCGCCGTGTCCGTCTGCATCAGTCACAGTTAATGTTGCACAAGTAACAGAAGCACTGTTTGAATGGGATGCCGCTGTGGTTCCATTAACCCCGCGCACACAACCAGTTAGGGTTGAACTTGTAATACCTGCATAATTTATTTGTTCTGTACCAATCTTAATAAGACCGCCGCCTGTTGGAAAACCTGTTACGCTGTTTAAAATAATAGATGGCGTTGAAGCGTTTATTGCACCGTTTAATGTATCTGCCCCTGCGCCAAAAGTGACAGCAGAAGAAGCAATTCGTATAGGAGTTATATCTTGATAAGACCCACCCTCATTAATATAATATTTAAATGAAGTACCGACACCAATTAGCTTATCGCCCGACAAAGTTACCCAAGGATGCAAGGCACGGCAAGTTCCTAGAAAGTTATATATAGACTGACGTACCCAACCACCTATTTTTTCAGGGAAGCCCATACGAAAACGAACTTTGTCGCTATCAAACCAACCACCTTCGTTGCTATACGAAGTGGTTTCTCGGTTTATTCCGGGCTTAAACTGTAGCTTTGTTAACGGCATTAGATAGGCTCAACAGGCCAAATCACATTTGTGGGAAACCCAGACTGTGCGGGTATGTCCCGCAGTGCTTGCCTGTATGTGCGCCATGCGTCAGTGATACGATCTGCTAAAGCCATTTCGTCAGACTGACTTAGTAACTCATTTCGCATATTACGAGCGTACTCTGCTGTTAGCGTGATATTTGGGTTTGTTTCTTGAAAGTCAGGCCAATCAGTAATTCTTGCATTATCTTCAAACACAGCGCCGTTGCCTGTTATTCTGTTGTACCAAGTTTTAGACATGATAAATCCTTATTTGACCGGCAGCGCCATCACCACCAACACCAGTGCCAGTAACAGAACGACCAGCACCGCCCGGAGCTTGCCCATCTGTACCGTTTAAAATCCCGCCAGCACCCGATAAAACAGAGGTTCCCTGTGCAATAGTCGGCAAAGAGTTATAATTATAAGGCTTTGCGCCAGCGTTACCGCCAGCAAACACACTTGTTTGTTGAGCAGTAGGAACGCTGTTTCCGCTACTTATTTGTGGCATAACAAACGCATTGGCTGAGAGAATCGAGGTTGTAGCGGTATCTAAAGAAAATTTAGTCGGTGAAACTGCACCGGAATGTAAATAATCATCACTTTCGCTTCCCGCTCCGGGAATTTGAATGACTCTAGCAGAAACATCAGTGACAGTAGGATTACCACCGTCATTAGTACTATAAGCGATAGAACCATTGCTGCTTGATAGAGTAAAAGTTGAAGGATTACCGTCTACTGGGTCGTAAAAAAATTGATTAACAGGGCGAGAAGAAAACGGATAAGCTGCACCGATAACCATTGCTCCACCAGTAAATATTTTTGCTTGTCCGTATAACAAGAGAGCGGACCCACCCGCTGAACCCCCTACATATCCAGCACTATTGCCAGCCGCCGTGCCGTTGGTTCTTCCAGAACTGCACCCTGCACCGCCGCCGCCTACCATATAAACCCATATAAAATCAGTATCTGCTACGCTTCCGGGCTTTGTATAAGTGCCGCTAGAATTAAAAGTTTCGTCGGGGGAAGTCCAATCAGAGGGGAATTTAACTTGTTCGTAACCTGCGCTGACAGCGGCCCATGATAAATCTGTGCCATCAGAAAATAAAAAGGTATTTGCAGCACCTTTAGCTAATCTAGCCGTTGCGCCAGAAGCATTGCCGTACAATATGC